GTCGGTGTAAGACCAGTAAGAGTCATACTGGGTAGGAGTGGCGTTGTTGTAGCGGGCAACTTCACGGCGGTCGCCAAAGCGGAGCAACTGGAACATAATATCACGCTGGTTCTGGGATACTGTGTTGTTGTTGATGGTCGCCTGAATGGTGGAACAGCAGGAGTGGAAAGGGAAAGGACCAAGAGCGCTCGCATATCCTAAATTGACGATAGTTTGACCGACAGGCATACTGGCGGTAGGAGATGCCTTAAAAGTGATAGACATATCTGTCTCCACCATCACACGACGAGAGAATACTGTGCTTTCACTCGGCAACTGAATATTAAAAGTAATAGAAGAGGTGGATTTGGAAATCGCCTCATACTGGGAGGGGGTAATGTTCTGCGCTCCCTTAAAGACAGCATATCGCACCTTGTCGGTCGTCAACAGCAGGTCGTCTTGGACGCAAATCTTCTCAAAATCAGCACTCGCCATTTTATCTTTGTTTATAATTATAGCAAAGATAAAAAAAATGTGAGATATGCTTATTTCTCCCTAAAAGTATCCTTGGTCTTTCTTACGGAACATAATTTTCAGGGAGCAAGAGCAACCATTCTGTAGATAGAAATCGTGGGTAATTCCGTAAACATCTTTCCAAGCGACGCTAATTTGTATTCCGTAAAGTGGGGAATTGGATTGGAGGTCAATCAGGCGATATTCGGCGGTAGGCAGGTAGAGAACATTCGGGAAGTATTCTGTTCCATTCACTAAATTAACCACTAAATCTGTGATTTCGTTGCTTAAATTATCATTCTGTCCTATACTTCCATTATTATTGCTTAATACTCTGGGAATACTAACCAGTTGAGGCAACACAGGAAGGAGGGTTGTGGTGAAGACGAGGGACTGAATGGGGCAGAGTGTAGCACCCGTGCTGTAGGGTTGTTCCATAAAGAAGGCATTATAGGGTGGTCCTGAACCTACTATATTTCCACTTGCGTCTACATTTGCGGGAACATAATTGTTGAGCGACCCACCTTTTTTGTTAAATACCTTAATTAGGTAGTTTGCCTCGCCATCATTCACACTCAAAGGGTTCGCTTGATATGTGTAATTATGAACCGCCTGAAAGGAAGAGAAGAGGGTGAAGAGAGGATTGTTAAAGTAGACAAATCCAACAGCACTACCAACATTCAAGCATTCTTGGGTGAATAGGTCTGCTTGTGCGACTAAAGTTGCCTTTGCGGATTGAGCGTCCCACAGGAGATAGGGTTCTTTTCCAACCGCCCAAGTAGCAGGGAGGGTAATAGAACCTGCGGTTGCCTGTGCGATAATATCAGCATAAGCATCTTTGAGCGCTTCATTAATCATACAGATAAACGCCTGAATATTGTTTATCCAGTAGTAAGGAAGAGTTGCTTCGTCTAAACTAACTGGGACAGCAGAGGGCGCAGGGATAGTATTGGATTGGGGAACATAAATGACCCTCTTCTTTGAAATCAACCTATCACCAGGAGCGGTTGGAGGGTTATACTCCACACTCACATAATATACAGTATTGTTCCAAGGACTCGCACCAGTAGTATTTTGGAGTTCAATCTGGGGAATGAATAAGGGCATAGCACCTGCGGTGTCTAAAGAGAACCGAATGATACTCAAAAAGTAATCGCTGGGGTTGTCTAAAATAGGACTGCTTCTCACTTCAGTAAAGGTCAGGCGGTTCTCTTGTGATGATTGTGCGGTGGTGAGAGAGGGTTGAATAGTATTCACCACATCTAAATCATAATATATCTGCGAAGGTTGCGTCATATTGCTTCTATATCATACCCTTATATAAAATTATCGTGAATAATGCCTAAATATCTTTGTAATAATCCTTTGCGACCCCGTGTCCTTGTAATAATCCAAATAGGGTAGTAATAATCAAGAAATAATACACTATTCCAGTAAAAATAATATTATTATTCCCAATAATAGTGTAAATTGGTTAGATTTTTACTGATTTGGTAGATTATTAGGGGTAATAATCCAAGTAGGGTAGGTAATAATCCAGAAAAGGTGGGGGTAGGAGGTGGGGAGGTGGGGTAAGGTGGGGTGTTTTGGGGGTTATTGCTATATACCAGATTGGCGCACCTGGTATGTAGAAAGATATGTTGATTTGCCTCACCTTGCCTCACCTCTCCACCTCACCTAAAGGTTTTAAGCAGAGGTGATATTCACATCAGGGAGGGAATTGGCGTAGACCGCATATTGAACTGTTCCCGCATAAGCAACATCAAGAGAGACACAAGTGAAACCTGTGCCTGGAGTGATAGTGATTGTGAAGAGACCATCAAGACCCAAATCAGGATTGGTTCGGGCGGTCTGGGTGCGGATTTGGGTAAGCACAACATCAGTAGCGGTGATAGAAGGGCAGGGAACAGTAGCGGTCTGGGTGGCGACGAAGGTGAGAAGACCCTGCTGTTTGATTGCTGAACCAGCGACGCTGTATGAAGAAGAAGACGCAAGAGACATTTTGAACTTGTTTATAATTATACTGGAGATAATATTTTTGCTAAAATACTTCTTAACTATAAAAACTGAATGTTTCCATAAGTATTTACAACCCTATAGGTATTCGCCACTAAATCTACGACTGCCTGAATTGATGAATATGTTGAACCAAATATAACCTTTGTAGATACTGCTGTTCCTTGCGTCCCCACATAATAACTAATGCCCGAAGGTATATATAAAACTCCTACATAAGAGGTATTTGCTACTACCGAATGTCCTGTATAATTAGTATCACCAAAAATCATAACAATACTCGGTAGTAGGGACTGATTTAAATTGAACTGGTCTTGTGCGTTTGCGATAGAACTCCAAGACCCAGCGGTAGTTGCTGAAGATATGAATTGCTGAATAGCAGGACTGCCGTTGCTTGGAGCAATATAATAAGCAACAAAAGTGCTTGATGCTGTATCATCAATCCAAATGAGACGAGAAGCACTCCCATCTACAGGTGGATTAATAAATGGGACGGGGGACTGGTCTGGTTCATTACTACCACCTCTCGCATACAATATCTTTACTGGAATATCGCAAGTCGTTCCAGAAGCACCCCTATATTGAAGTGGTGGAATGGTTGATGTTGGTGCTAAAAATGGATTTCCTGTTGGTTCATCTAATAGTTTCCACCAGCAATTTACATCAGGAGCATCAGTATAACCAATCAACAACCAATATTGACCCGCACTTGCTTTAAATACAATACCAATACCAATACCTCTACCATTAGGGTTAAGTATCTGTCGTTATGTTCCACGTGGTATAGCAGTTGAGGCGGGTGCTACTTTCCAACCGAAAGATGTAATTCCGTTATACTGGACGAAAGGCACACCTCCAATCGTCCAAGAGTAATCAACTTTATTCATAGAGACGAGAAGGGCATTTGTGTTTGTATTATACACCAAAGAAGTAATATAGTATGTTGGAAATGTGTTTACTACTGCGGGTGCTGGGTCTGTAATTCCATCTCCCGCTTGGTCTCCTACAATTGAAAAAGTATCTGTGGTTTCATTATAAAAAGCAATATAAGGACACGCTAAACCTCCACCTAAAGTTTGCGTAAAACTTCCTCCCAATACAAGTGTTTTTGGGTTTGAAAGATAGTTGCCTAAACTCTTATCATCTGTCGGGCAGACACATACAGAACAAATCTCACCATTTCCACCAGTTCCACTATAGACCAATCCACCAGTTCCTAACTTTGAAAATACGCCCGTTGTTTTATTATACTTTACAATATTTCCGCAATTGGTAAGATTAGCGATAGGTGTAGCACCCGAAGCAGTATTGAACCCATCAAAATACCCATAAAAATAAACATAATCCGCTGTTGCTACTATTCCACTAATATACGCAGGTAAAGTATTACCTGATGCTGGAACATTACTAAATGACGCCCATACGAGAGAAGTGCTTGTAGCAGATAAAGGTAATTGTCCCTTTAGTAAATAGCAATTACTACTATTTTCAACAAACCACGCAGTTTGGTTTATTGCTCCTATACCTGTTCCAATATACGAAGCACCGATAAAAGGAATTGATTGAAACTGAAAATTATTAGCAGAACTCGCTGGAACTTCATAATTCATCATAGTAAATTGCTCGTTGTCTGTAAATGTAGCGATAGTATTTGGTGCGGGTAGTTCAATTTCTACACCAGCGGTAGTGAATGGTGGTGATGCTGGAACAGTTAGACGAAAGAAGTTTGTTTGTGCGGAAGGTGCGCCACCTTGTTTCCAAGCGAGACCTGTTGCTGTTGAACTATCTGCCGTTAGGACATATCCGTTTGTAGCGGGTGCGGGAACTAATGCGCCTGTTTTTGCTGTTCCATTTCCCGCTGGAATCTCTCCTTTTACTGCTGTGAAATTAATGCTGATTGTGTTTGTGCCTACACCTGCGTCGTCTACGAGTGGGGCAGTTGCGTCTATAATACCAGTTGCTCCTGTAGGCGGAGACCACTTTAATCCTGTTGCGGTTGTGCTGTCGCTTGTAAGAACATATTTGTCTTGTGCTGGTGCTGGAACTAATGCGCCTGTTTTTAATGTCCCGTTTCCTGCTGGGAGTTCTCCCTTGACTGCTGTAAAATTGATTGCGAGGAGATTTGTCCCTGCGACTGGTTCGCTGTCGTCTAAAGGTGCGTTTGTTTGAATAATACCAGAACCACCTATCGCCTTCCAAGCGAGACCCGCTGACCCCGCCCCTAATGTATTATCACTTGTTAGAACATAATTGTTTTGTGCTGGCGCTGGAACTATTGTAGGTGCGTTTGCTGGGTTTGCTGATATGAGTTGTTGATAGTCAATAGGAATTGCGCCTGGAACTGGTATATATCTCAACCCTGTTGGTTCACCGCTGTCGTAAGATAGAACACTTCCGTCCGCTGGTGGCGCTATAGGGAACGCTATTTCTTGTGTTGCTGTTGCTGTAATGATTTGACCCTTTGCGAGGTTAATACCTCCACCCTGCGGGATTAGGTCATCATATATTTTTCCTGTTGTTTGGTCTATAATACTTGATACAGACATCTAAACCTTCTTTTTAAAATATAGCAACATTTTATTTTGCCGTATTTTAATGTTAATTATTACCCGATTACATACCTAATCATCACTAAACCTGATGAACCCAGACCAGCAGTTCCTCCATTATAACTACCACCTCCTCCACTTCCAGTATTAGCAAAGGGAGCATCACCACCATTACTACTACCAAAACT